ATGGCTAAGAAAACTATTCCGCTATCCGACTCCAAATGCACCGGTGCAAAGCCGCAGGAAAAAGATTATTCCTTATACGATGGTCATGGGCTGATTCTATTCATTCGTAAAAGTGGCTCAAAAGTATGGCGATTTAAATATAAAAGAGCTAATGGTAAAGATGGCTTAATGACATTGGGTAACTTCCCTGCTTTAAGTTTAAAAGCAGCCAGAGATAAGCGCCGTGAATTGGAGACACTATTAGCCAATGGAATAGATCCAATTGAATACAGCGAAATACAAAAGGCTAAACTAGACAATAAATATAATTTTGAATCTATAGCTCGAGAATGGCATACAGCATATAAAAATACTGGACGCTGGGGAACTGAAACAGCAGAAAGAGCTCTTAAGAATATGGAAGAGTATGTTTTTCCAAAACTGGGGAAAAAACCTATTGATGCAATTAAGCCAAAAGAACTGATTCAAGTAATTAAAAGTATTGAGGATCTAGGTTATACCGAAGTTGTAAAAAAAACCCGGCAACGGCTAACAAGTATTTTTGCATTTGCAATGTCAAAAGGATTTATTGAAAGCAATCCAGCCTATGGTCTTCAAGATATTTTCATTCTTTCAAAGAAAACTAAACATCACCCTCAACTACCTTTAGAAAGATTACCCGAGTTACAAGCTAAATTAGCTTCCGATACAGGTCATCCACTTACTCGACTATGTGTTGAATTTGCATTACATACCTTTGCTCGTTCAAGTGAAATTAGATTTGCAAGGTGGAAGGAATTTGATTTTGAGAATGCTATTTGGACGATTCCCCCAACTAGAGATTTTGTAGAAGGTTACAAATATTCTCATCGTGGTGCGAAAATGAAGACACCTCATTTAATTCCTCTCTCGAATCAGGCACTAAATATAATAAAAGAGATCTACAAATACAGCGGACACACTCAAAATGTTTTTCCTAAAAACGGCGATCCGCATGGTTTTATGAGTGAATCTACTATCAATAAAACTCTACGCCGTCTTGGATATGACACAAACACTGAAGTTTGTGGCCATGGATTTAGAGGTATGGCCTGTGCCGCCCTAATCCAAAGTAAACTATTCCAAAAAGATGCTGTCGAAAAACAAATGAGTCATCAAGAGCGTAATAATGTACGACTTGCATATACCCATAAAGCAGAGTTCTTAGAAGAAAGAAAAACAATGCTCAATTGGTGGAGTAGTTATTTAGATGCAACTAAAGAAACAAGTATTAGTCCATATGATTATACAGCACAGATTTTAGGTGACGAGATCATACAATTTAAGTATGCGAAATTGATGAAATAATCAATTTTAACAGTTTGCTAAGCCTAGGTTAGCTCCCGAAAGTCGGATACCCAATCCGATTGGCTTAGCTCCTATTTGGGGGTGCCGTGGGAGGCAAGAATGCAAACTTTATATACTTTAGATGAACTTTTAGTCGCTTCAGAAAATAAGTTGAATATTAGTACAATTAAACATCATTGTAGACTCGGTGAATTACATCCTTGTTTATACTTCGAAGGTAATATTATTTGTATTCATGAGGAACGTTTCCAAAATGGTTTAGACAAACGTGATCCTATTGCTCATAGTAGAACTGTGAGTTGGTCAAAAGCATTTAAAGGCTATATCTACGTTACAGATTTTATTGATTATATAGATCACTCAAATTCAGAAACTGGTGGTGTGTTTTTTGATGTTGAAAAAATTATTGACTATATTTCACCTAATACCGAGTTTCCATATCTTAAACAAGATGAGTATCTTAAAGCCTTACCTAAAATGATTGATGATGACATTCAAGAAAAAAGATGGTTACACGAAATAAAGTATTTTGAAGGGAATCCTTTTAAGTCTAAAGAAATTGTTTTTCATGTAAATGAAGTAAAAAATATTTTAAATCCTAATAACAAACCTAAACCTGTTGCTTTTTTGGATTATTCAGACAGACCATTTTTAACAAAATTGTTTAAAAACGATTTTTTTACTCCCATTGAAGCTGCATGTTTAATATCAAAGGATGATCCGGATATAATTGTATTGTTGTACAAAAATAATAAAGATCAATTTAAAATGAATTATCCCAAAACTTATGATGCTTTGGTCTTAATTCAAAGAGCTATCGAACTTGAAATCTTAAAAAGTGTCAACGAAACGGATATCCCCCAACTTGATCTAGCAGAATTCCTAGTTAACCGCGGATACGTAATAAATAATTTTAATAAAAGGAACTTTGAAGGTAGATGTGCTCCTTATCTTTTTTATTTTGAAGGTCGAAAAAGACCTAAACCAGAGGTTATAGACTTTTCAAACATTGAAGATCCTTTATCAGAAATTAATTATTTACGCTTTAAAGTGTCTAAACAACTGATTGAAATAGAAAAATTAAAATTTCATTCTAGCACTGTATTGGGAGCTAAAGAGCCCCAAGTTAATACTATGATCACTCAAGTAGATCCCAATCAATACTTAACACCTGCATTAAAAGCAATAAAAGGAGTAATTCAAGAATTTTGGATAAAATATAATCCAGAAACAGATATAGCTCCAAAACAAAGCACTGTGATGGATTGGATCGGAGATAATTATCCAGAATTTACTAATAATGACTATATGAAAAAGTGTATAGACAAGATTTGCCGTCACCCCAATGCAAAAACTGGAGGTAACTCAAAAATCAAATAGTTCTAAAGAAAAAATAACTAAAGGTGTTACCCCATAAAACCTATTAAATATAAACACTTAAATTTGGGGTAACGCCTAATAAACAATAATACAGTTACCCCTTTGGGTCTTCGTCACCCCAATAACTTTCTGATTAATTACAACCATGTTCTTGCAAACTTGGTTATCAACATGGTTCAAACAAAACCAATCCGAATTCAATTTGGTACTGCTTGTCAGCTACTTGATGTAACACGTGAGTCCCTTCGACACACTATACGCAAAGATCCTACATTTCCACGTCCGATGAAGATGGGTACATCAAAACAAGCGCCCGTTTTCTTTGATTATCAGGATATTATTGAATGGCACAATAACAAGAAAGAAGCTGCTGCAGCTCAAATGGAGGCATGATTATGAATGCTTCTAAAAACTTAATAACTCTTTCGTCAGTTCAAATAAATATTGATGGAGCTACAATTCATCAAGATCAACTTGGGCGTTTTTGCCTAAATGACCTACATCAAGCCAGTGGTGGGGAACGTAAAAACCAGCCTCAGTACTTCCTTGAAAACAAACAAACTCAAGAACTTGTTCAAGCTTTAATCGATACAGGAATCCCTGTATCCCCTGTCGAAGTGGTACGCGGGGGCTTAAATCAAGGTACATATGCTGTTAAGCAAATTGTTTATGCATACGCTATGTGGATTAGCCCATCATTCAATTTAAAAGTTATCAATACATTTGATGCACTGATCACTCAAAGACCACAACTCCCTCAATCTTTCTCTGAAGCACTTCAGTTAGCAGCAGATCAGGCACGAAAAATTGAAGAAGATAAACCAAAGGTTGATTACTACGAAAAAATTGTAGTTCGTGACACTTTACTCAATGCGACTCAAGTAGCTCAGAAAATTGGTTTATCCGCTATAGCCTTAAATAAGCTTTTGGACTCTCTCAAAGTTTATAGCCACGGCGTAAAGCGTGCACGTGTATTTCAACAATGGTTTATCGATAAAGGGTTTGGCGAATTAAAACAAACTGATCTGGGTTACTCACAACCAATGTTTACGACGAAAGGCGAAGCTTGGGTAATTCAAAAATTAGTAAGTGAAGGGGTTATTTCATGAAATATTCACCTATTTTTAACTTCGCCCTTTTCAAATTAATTTTATTGATTTATATTAAGTCTGTCTGGTGCAAAATCACTAGATTAGCTTTGGTCGGCTATGAATACACAAGCGCATACAGTCCGCTACGGGCTTTTTTTATGCGTAAAATCTCTATGCTTCTGCATCTCTATGGTGAAGCTGGAGAGGGACATCTTCGGATGTGCAGGTCTCTTGTGTACCTGTCGACCAACCCTTTTCAGCTTTGCCACCCTCACTTGGTCGTGACTGGTAAAGCTCCTAAACAAACACAAGGAGCGCATTCATCATGAACGCTAAAGTACAAATTCAATTTCCAGAACAATCAATTCCTTTTTACAGTGTCGCTGATATTATCAGTGCCTATTCACTTGCATCTGAAGCTGCCACACAACTTCGAACTTTGGCTAACCAGATCAACAAAGCAACGGCTTTCGTTAAAGCATTTGTACAAGAAAATGATAAAGCCGACTCCTCTGCTTTTGCTGAACTAGAAAATCTAATAATAATTTCCCAGCAGCTTGCTAACAGTCAAGCAGACACTTACATGCGTGAACTTAACAGACATACGCATAAGCCTGATGATCAGTACGATGCTGGTGATCTGTACTATGCATACTCATTAGCTTATGAAAATACATCATGGCTTGAGACCATGTTTTATGAAGCTAAAGATGAAGTCGAAATAATCAAAGAGGCTATTAAGCAAAATACTCATGGCGCCGTCTTCGCGACTCTTGAACGCTTAATTCATATCGCCGCGTACTTGGCCGAAACTCATAGCAATACATTCGATATTGAAAGCGAAAAGTATGAATCAGAATGGGAGGCTACTAAAAATGGATAAGCCTTCTCGAGATTTGAATAAAACAGCACAAGCAGAAGAAGCCACTCCACCAAGGAACCCACTTCCTCCCACATATCCTAGCCTGGTGAAAATTACAGGCGAACGGCTGGTAAATGCGCTAAACAAAATTTATCAGCAAGGAGGATCCAGTGAGCATTGATGCAACACGGTGGGCTTGGGCTGCTCCAGTAAATAACTCATCACAACGTCTCGTTCTGCTTTCATTAGCAGATCGGGCCGGTGAAGAACATACGGCTTGGCCAAGCATAGAGCGCTTGGCTAAAGATACCGTGCTGGATAAAAAAACAGTTCAAAAAGTTATTTTAGAGTTAATTAAACTTGGTCTGGTCGAAGATACTGGAGAGCGCACAGGACCTACCAGACGTGTTCGTGTTCTCAAGCTCAACGGCGTAAAGGGTCGCGAGGAATACACCCAAAATCTAGATGATGCTAATACACCCAAAAACGGGAACATTAAACAATCCCAAAAACGGAATGATTCCAAAAATGGGAATGATCCCAAAAATAGTGCTTTGAATAACCCCAAAAACGGGATGTTGAATGATCCCAAAAACGGGGTGCAGAACCTATCAGGGAATCTACCAATGAATCTCTCTCAAGAGCATGACTGGATTCCTGATGTGGATCAGTTGATAACAAAGATAAAGATGGCAGGTCACAGCAACAATATAGACCTAATCTTTGGCCTACCTAGCTTTGAATTCGAGCTGAGTGCATTCAACTCTTATTTTGATAACAGCGGACTATCTGACAGTAAAAAACTTCATAAGTTCACGGCTTGGATCGTAGACAAGTTTGAACGCTACAAAAAGCAGAATCCTGAATATGGCATTCAGTCTCTAACCGGACAGCAAGCTAATACTGCTCAACCATTTCTTAATTTACCGACTAAGCCTAAGAGCCTATTAGGAGGTCCTCAATGAATACGCCGATTCATAATCTACAAATTGAACAAGCTGTACTTGCAGCGCTGATGACTGTTTCAAATTCGTATAGCCAAGTTGAAAATCTACTGACCGAGGAAGATTTCCACGCTACACGCCACAAACTAATTTTTCAGGCCATAGTAGATCTTGATTCTAAAAATTCACCATATGACGCCGTATTGGTTAACCAGTGGTTAGAAATGCGTAACTATTCTGAAGCTGCCGGTGGTGAGCAATACATCATGCAAATTTTAGGTGATGCCCCTTCCAGCTTTTATAACCTGGTGTCTTATGCTGAGAAATTGAAGGATCTTACGACATGCAGGCAAGTTGAAGCTGAAGCCATGAAGGTGATTAATCATGCTCGGAACTTAACTGTGAGCCGTGGTGAGCTGGTCCAGAATGCACAAACTGCTTTTGCAGATCTGAATACTGAAACTGGAAGTGAATCACTCTTTCATATTCATGATGCTGCATCCAATACATTTCTTGAGATGCACCGTAAGATTGAAGCTGCACTTGCTGGCAATTCGATGATTAAAGGAATCCAGACCGGTATATATGACTTAGACAAAAAGTTAGGCGATGTCGAACCTGGATGTCTAATGGTGGTGGCTGCACGGCCCGCGATGGGTAAAACTACGATGCTCCAGCTCATCGCAAACAATGTAGCAGTCGTACAGAAAAAGCCTACCCTCATCATGTCTGGCGAAATGCCTAAAGAGCAGATTGCCATGCGTCTCTGTTGCGCGATTGCACCGGCAGATATTGGAGTAGTACGCAATTCCCCTCATCTACTACCTAAAGAGGAATTTACAGCATATACAAACGCCGTTGCGATGCTTCAAAAAGTACCGATGTATATCAATGATATGTCTCGTCCCTCGATAGCGAATATCAGGGAATCTATCCGTAAAGTAAAACATCAGTACGGTACCGTTGGTGTGGTACTGGTGGATTACCTTCAGATCATGAAGACTACAAAACAGTTTGCCCGAGAAGATTTAAAAATCGCCTACTTCACTGGTGAACTTAAAGCCATGGCCAAAGAATTTAATTGCGTCATAGTCCTGTTATCTCAGCTCAACCGTGAACTAGAGAAGCGACCAAACAAAAGACCAATGATGTCGGATCTACGCGAATCAGGTGCAATTGAACAAGATGCCGACCAAATTATTTTCTTGTACAGAGACGAAGTTTATAACAAGGAATCTCAATACCGGGGTATTGCTGAGGCTATTGTAGGAAAGAACCGCCACGGCGAAGCTGGTACCGCGTACATGCATGCTCAATTGAAGTACTGCCAATTTACTAATTTAGATCATGAAGCACTTAATCAAATCCAAGGAGCAACAATATGATGTTTGTGGATAACAGTTGTATAGACTCGACTGTATTTAAGAATTCACCTGCTGAAAGATTTAAAAATCTGAAAACCCAAAAAAAAGTAAAAGAGTTCTTCATTAAGCGCCGAGGATATAAGCGCCCAGACTTCAACAGAATGATTGTAGATTTGCGTAACCTTGGATGGTCACATGAGAAAATAGCCTTTGTATTACCAATATCAGGTGCATCTACTGTTAGCGAATGGGCACGTGGTGGAGTACCTAACTATGAAAATGGTGAAGCATTTATTGAACTTTGGAAGAATGAAACCGGGATTGATAGATTCCCACGCGAAGGTGAATGGCAAACATATAAATACGATATTGGTCAATTAGGGTTACTTTAAATATCATTTAAAAGCCCTAAATAGGGCTTTTAAAAATGTTAGTAAGTAGTCATTATTCAGTATTTTTATCGTGTAACAGACAGTAGACTATCATGTAACACACCTTTTTTTATCGTGTAACACCTCAAACAATTATCATGTAACACCCTTAAATTGTCCATTTTTTATCGTGTAACAGTAGATTTTTATATTTTTTGACCAATTTAATAATAATCTCTCATATCTTTGAGGAGAGAAATTGTTAGGCCTGTATTCTGAATTTTTCTTTCATTAGAAATATATTTATTTTTCTCATTTTTATAAGAGTACTGCATCTTTTTTGAATCGATCATTTTGGCTAAGAATTTCTTAACTTCGACCTTATCAACAATACGGTAAGTTGCCTCAAAACTAGGCTCCTTATCAAATGCCACTATATAGCGTCCCCCACCTCTTGGCTTATTTTCCATTTCAATAATATATCCTAACGAGCCCAACAAAATTTTGAATTCCCCTCTCTGTGCTCCGCATATAACTGCATTCATATTATAATTATCTTTGTAAGAGTTACAGCTTAAAAACCAGTAATTATCACCGCTCTTGTTTGGAATCGACTCACTATCAAATAGGGCTAAAGTTAGTAATCCATTCTCTTTAGCTGAAATAAATTTAACTCCATTGATAGATCCTTCTTTAGGTGTCCCATCAGAGTTAAAGATATCAGCTATATCAAATTCTGAAGCTGCCACAGCGATACAATTAAATGCACTAAAGCATGCTAAAGACATTAATACCTTAAGTAAAAATTTATTCATTTCTTTCATTTTTAAAGTGTGATAGTTAATACCATATTATAAAAAAGGAGCTGAAGCTCCTAATTTTATTCTGATAAATCCCACCAGTAACTATTACCCAAGTTCTCAAGCCGTTGCTGTGTTCTTGGTAAATAATCAGGATCAATCATATTCTGCATTTTAGAAAACAGCATACGATCAACTACCAACTTACTGTACCAAAGGTTCTGCAATGGAATATTACTCTTCAATGTATTTGCCACTTCCATCATCCGAGTAGACTCTTTGCCCTCAATTATGTTGTTCCCCATACCTGTGAGCAACATACCCAGCTTCATACTCTGGCCTAATAATGGACCGCTGATAAAGTCTGAGGCACTTCGACCAGTTGGATCTGAAAGCGCAGACATGATGTCACCTAGGAATGAAAGTCCTCCACCTTTAAGAAGTGACTTACCAAAGAAATCTATCGTGAATACAGGCTCCGGATTCTTACCATTGGCCAAGTTCTGAGTCTGGACGATCAATGCACCTGCTAAAGTTTGATAAGCCAGTAGCGAAGCTAGGAACGTCACTCTGCTCTTAATGTCTCCCTGGGCAAAGGCACGATGACCAATACGGAACATATAAGCCAATGGGAAGCCTTTGAACTGGAATAAGGTTCGGCCCAATTCCCCTTGGATAGTTCCGGCTTCACCTAAGTTAATGATGCTGCGCTCACGTACACCGGCCTCAATGATAGCTACGGATTCCTCATTGAAGATATGAGTCTGATACTTCATTGCAGCCTTATAGCGGAAGTCAGCAATGGCGTTCGCACTATCCTGCTTGTCCAATGGCAAAAACTGCTTAATCACATCATCTGGTGCATTAAAAAAATCATTCTGCGAAAGTACCGCCGTCCCATCTTCACGCTTACTTGGCTCCAGCTGCTGCCACAACTGCCAGTCACGTTCGGTAATACCGTTCCCCTGCAGGATCTTAAGATCATCTGCACCAAGATCCTTCCAATCCGTTTTACGGGTCATTTCAGCAAGCTTATTCATATGCACCAGATTAAGCGCTCGTTTCGCTCCTGCGGTGACGGCGTTCAGTCCTGATAGTTTCATAGTTGTTGCAGCAAAAGCCTGCATACGTGCATTAAAGCGGCCTGACTTGGTAGCACTACTGACAATATCAGCATCACCGAAACGGGTCATTGAACCGGCCATTTCGTTAATCCCAAGGCCAAACCGCAATGCTTCATCACGTGTGGCACCCTGTTTCAATTGCTTCATGTATTCAGGGAGGATCGATTTGGTATAGGACAGGCCCAGCATATTAGCGACCTTCTTCATACTGGCATGGTCGCCAAAGGTCGTCAGCGTGGTGCCACCTAATTTAGATGCAACCATTAAGGCACGTAATCCACCCATAACGTTACCTAAGGTTGAATCAATCGCCCGGGTATTGGCATCCAGAGTGTTATACATGGACATGGCCCGATGAGCCTGCTTATCAATCTCACCATGTTTCATGCCATTCTGTGGATCTGCTTTCAGTTTGATCTTGGCTTCATCCAATAACGACTCAAATGTATTACGAGGATTGGATCCAAGGTTCTGCATCATGGCCACTTCTGTACTCATGCGGTGAGTATGGTTTTTCAGAATCTCATGAAACCCTGCTTCATCATAAGTTCCATATTTCTTCTGATACGCCAGCCATGCGTCACCATCCTTGAAATGCAAAGCCCTGGACTCTTGGTGACGATTCGCCATCTTGGAGCGACCACCTACAGGCGATGCCCCTGCTTTGGCCTGTTTATTCAGTATCAGTAAGTCTTTGTTAGCGCCGTTGGTTGAGATGGTTTTATAAATCTCCTCAAGCATGGATTTAAGCTCCAGCTCATCCATCAACTCACCAGTCTCTTTGACATACTGATTACGATCTACTCCAGCCAATGCATCGTTCACCCATTCTGATTGATCTGTTAGGGCTACTTTCTTCTGATCATGTGATGTCATAAAGCCAAAGTTATCGAGCTTCTTAATATTCCCACCAGCCCGGTTGAAGGCTAAACGCATTTCCTCCAGGGCTGCACTTACTTCCTTGGCAATCGCCGTAATTTCTGGATTATCAGATTTGCCACCAAACATGACCCGGATAATGTCGTCAGTCATTGCCTTGTTCACTGACATACCAAAGCGCTCTTGTGTCTTGGTAAACACATCGGCAACCAATGACATCCAGCGGCTATGCAATGCTTGAGATTGTTTCTCTATAGACTGGATACCACTCTGATCCGAGAAGTATGCAATCTTCCGCATTAAAGCTTGGACCGGGTTTAATTTAGGATGGTTATAGATTTCGTTCTGTAGCTGAGCCTTGATGATGGCATCCCGGGCAATGTTCTGATTGTTCTTAGCGATCTGGACGGCGAGATCCGTAGCAGTTTTCTGCGCAATCGCTTCAGCACGTTCAGCAGGACTTTTAAACATCCAATCAGGATCTGTTCTGGCCAGAGTATTTTGTGCCCGGATATACAGTGATGAAATACGATTACTATCAGCTGCACTTAATTTTCTTTTACCTAATGCCTTTGCAACTTGTTCTCTACATTCAGCTCTCATGCTGCTTCACTCCCAAATCTTAATGCGCAGCTTGCCAATGCTTTCACTGCCTGAATTTCATCTTTTGCGATTTCTTCTTGCTCTTTGACATAGTCCAATAGATCTCGGGATGACATCGTCACAATTTCCTCATCCCCGTTTTCATCCAGACGCGTAAAGGTCACTTCCATATCGGGATCTGCTTCCAGAATTGAAACTGCTTCCCTGCCGTCTGCCGTGTCAGTGAATGCACCGTATTCCCCTTTACTAGACTTGGTTAAGTCCGGTGCACCATCAACCTTAGATTTACCTGGCTTCCAAAACTCCCGTTCCAATGCCTGAGTAGCTTTATGCTGTACCGCAGTTAATTCAGGACTATCGGCTTTACCATTAGCAGGATGGGCAAATAGGTCATTTCCATTACGTGTAGCCTTTACCGGGCTAATGGTGCCATCTTGATTAACTTGGCGCTGGAATGTCGTATTAGAAGTACTATTGTGTAGCTCTTGAATAACTCCCCCATCATCCATTGACCGCTCTCGTTTAAGGTAGTTTTGCGATCTGGTTGGAGTCCAATTATCTACCCCTGCGATAATTGAGTTTTGCTGAATATTTGAATCTGATGTTCTGGTATTGATATCTAAAGTGTTCGATTCTGGACCTGGAAGAATAACGCGTTGTTGTTCTGGCTCAAGCTGGTAAAGATCAGAGTCCAATGTATCCAAATTACGGTTAGCGCTATTACCGGGACCAGATAAATCGACTTGAGGTTCAACATACGGCGTTCGGTAAGCACCACCTTCAGAATACTGATAATGCGCCGTAGCCTTGAGGTATTCCAGATCCTCCTTGGTCAATGGAGAAGATAGGGCTTCAAACTCTTCCTGGAGTGACTTCACACTATGCTCATCTGCACTGAGTACAAAAGGCATTGCTTCAATTTCAGCATCAGATTGGGACTTGTAAGCAGGTGGCGCAGTTATATCAGACTCAAACTGTGGGAACTCTGATTCGCTCCCTCGGACTTCAGTAGATCTTACTGAAGCATCTGGACTAACATCACTATAAAGACTTGCGATTTCGTTCCAGCGCTTTTCGTATTTGGCCTTTACTTGTCCTACGGTCATACCATTGAATTGATGACTTGAAGTGATACCTTCTGCAATCTGTCTTGCAGTCTTTTTCTGATTGCCTTTACTCCAGCGTGTGGCCACATCAACAAAAAGCTCATTATCCTTAGCCTTTAAAAATGCTGGTCCACCACCCTCACCAAAGAAATGCAGGTAGTAAAGCTCTAGGCCATTCGGATCTCGATTAAAGTGAGTACGAAAAACCTTGGAGTTATGTTCGTAGTAGTTCAGGCCCGCTTTAATTTGATCATTGCCATCAAACTTGTTCTTACCTCCCATACGGGCAAAGGTGCTATCCAAAGTCTGGAATAAGCCGGTAGCGGAAGATAGTAACTTACCGTTTCTGTCCTTTGGCTGGATTGAAGTGCTGAAGGTGCCACCAGTTTCCAAATGGGAAATGATTAAGGCATCCACTGGATTGATACCCCGTTTAGAGGCTTCCTGGACAATCGTTTTTGTCCACGGTTTTTTATCAAATACAGGGTTAGTCAAGACATCGGCTATTACTGGCGCTTTATGTTCATCAGTATTGATAGCGCTTGGTCTTACAATAGCCTTCGGTGTACCTGTTATTGGTACCACTGGTGTACTGGTTACTACTGCTTTAGGTGTGCCTGTCACTGGTGCTTTTAAGCTGACCAGCTCATCATTCAATGCACTCTCCATTGCACTATCCAATGCATCAAAGTGTGAATTGGCCTCTTTTGCATTAGTTGGGCTAAATGGATTCGTACCCTCTGCATGCTCGATGTTGGCCTGAATATGAGCCGCATCATTCATAGTATCTACATTACTATGGTCTTTAATCTGCTCTGGTCGTAAACGCCCTTTGTTCGCCCACAAGTTGAGTAATAAGGCCATCCCGCCGTTTGCTGCTAATGTGGATGGACTTAAAGCATTTTCCTTTAATGCCTCACCGTATTGAGCGACCTTTTTATTTTCATTGGTTTTAAGAAACGAACCTTCTAAATAATCACCAGCGACCCCTGCCCCAGTAGCCAGCGCAGTAGTGGCCACAGCATCAGCGACCACTGATTTAGCAACGCCGTGGGTAGGAATCGCAAAACTTGCTGCATCTGCAAGCCCTTTAATGGCGCCACCAGTGCGAGCAGTTTTTACATCTGCTCCTTTATTCAATAAATCTGATTTCTCTGCTTCAAAGGTCTGGTATCCAAATAGCCCAGAATTTAATGCTAAACCGGGTACACCGCCTGTACCTAATGTTGTGACGGCGTTCCAACCAATACGAGTGAAGTCTTTAGTCAGGCCATAGGTAAACTCACCTACTCCCCCTAAGTCATCAGGTTTAAAGATCTCAAGGTTTTGCGCTCTTAGTGCCGCTGCTTTCTTATCACCACGTATCAAGGCATCTGGTGCAGTAGCTGCCTCAACAGTACCCATGGCAACACCAGAAACAATACCTAAAGCTCCATCACTAAATCCACCACGCTCACTCTTAGGTTTGAAGCGAGGATCATCCTGATTTAACGTTAATTCGTCATCTGCTAAAAAATCCATATCTACCTCATCGAACCGTAAAAGCTAAACGTTTTTGTCTTTTTTTGTCAGTGGCATCCATGATGTATTTGGTGCCATTCTTGAAGTAATAGACGTATGGATTCTTAGGGTCTTGCTCTAAAGGCAGATCCAAAAAGAAGTCTTTGTCAGATCCACCATAGTTACGGGCATTACGAGAGTTAAAGCTCTCCAGCTGCTCACGGAAAGATTTTTCGCCTACAGTATGAGGTCGCAACACTACCGATTTACTTCCGAAGAATCCCCCTGAAGTGAACTTGCCCCCTGTGACATTCTTAGCTGCTTTATTAAAAAGCTCTTCATCAATGGTCTTGTTTAGAATATTTCCCTTTGAATCGGTGACCTTTTCGGATTTCTGAACCAAATAAGCATAGTTGGCTTTTATTGAATCCAGATAGATTTGAAAGTCTGGTTTACCTGGTGAGGTGATACCGGCTAAATACGCTTCTGTATGCTTTGTTAAGCCACTTTCATCGACCTTGACCAACCCCTTTTCAATCAGATCCTGCCCAGTAACGATCTGGCCAGCAATATCTTGCAGACCTCTGTTATTGAGCGAAGCAGATAAACGATATGCACCACTATCACCAGCAATTCCTTTAATCATGTCTCTGGATGCATTGGCATTGCCTGCGCTGGATTTATAAAGACTGGTAAGCAAACTTAATTTGTCACCTGGTTTGGCTTTTTCCCAGAACTGCTTTAATTCAGATTGTTGCTGTGTCGAGAATGGATTTAAGGATCCTACCGTGCCATTCAATACGTTATTTGCGTGAATAGATTTAATATTCTTAGACAAAGCTGCAATGGCTTCAGGGTTACCACTTAAAATTGCATTGGTAGGTACTACTGTTAGATCCTGACCTGTCTTAATCGAGTAGGCCAAAGTGGAGTTATTTTTCTCATAATTGAGCATGTTCTCATGAGTCTTCGACAGAAGATTCAATTTCCAACTGACATCTTTTGGACTGTCCTGCGCCGTATTTTGAGCTTCTACCCGTCTCTTGCTCAGATAGGCTTCACGTTCATCTGGCCCTAATCTCATGAACTGCTGGACTTCAACCAAAGCTCCACTGTATTGGACAAACTCAGACTCTTTTTCCGTACCCTTAACACGTGCCAAACGAGATTTGATGACGTCTTCACTTGGGATTAAGCCTGTTTCGATGTCTGCTTTCATCTCATTAACAGCATCTTTGGCATCATCATCCAACTGTTTTTGCTGCAATGCAGCCGCACGGTTATTCTGATCCATTTGAGTGAGTGCACGACCACTCCAGTAAACAGCCTGCTCTTGGGTTAAATTGGGATGTTTTGCTATTACAGCTTCAGGAGTCGTTAGTTCAGTAAGCTTTGCATTGTCCGACTTATTTCCTAAATAGAATGCAGCTACATCATTGCTGGAGCGATTATTTTTGTACTCATTAAAAGTATCCTGAACATGAGCCAGAGGTAAGCCTTTAGATTGCGCATACAAAGCTAATCCATTCCAGACCTCTTTTTCAGAAGCATTGGGATTCTTAAGGTAGTTTTCTCGCATGTCCTTGAGCTGGACAATGGCCTGTTGCTGTTCTGACTTCTGTGCGATCGGCAAATACTTGGATGCGCTCTGGTAAGAATGCTGTTCAAAGTAATTATTAAAGCTTTGCTCGAATTGTTTTGGTACGGCAGTCTTATACTGAGTCTTGATTGATTCCAGGCTTTGCTGCCGCTGCTTTACTGCTTCTTCATAAGGAAGCTCACCAGTCTGGATTTTAAGAGTAAGGTCACTGTCTACAACATTGATATCAGCACCAATTTTAGAGGACTGTAAAGCGAAGTCAGCTTTCTCTTTTTTATCTTTTTCCTCTTTACGCGCTTCAAGCACATCATCAACAGCTTTACCAATGCTTCCGAGTCCGGTTATAGGCGTATGTTGTTGCAATGTAGGTCGCGGCATGTTTCGGCCTGATGAACGTGGAATTAATACCATTTTATTCTCAAAGTAGTTTACTCAATACTTCAAAATTAATGGGTTATAACTCCCTAAAAAATGGGTATATACAGCACTAAAAAAAGGAGGTTTTAAAGCCTCCTATTTACTCATTTATATAAAATCAAAAATTCATGTATTCAATGAATTCTCCTATTAACGGGATCTCCCTTACTTATACGTTCTAAAATTTGTTTTACAGAGTCCACTTTCTTTAAAATTAAATTTATTTCAAAACCAAACGAATGCTTGTTCAATAGACGCTTATATTTATTCTCAGGATCGAGATAATACCCCGTAATAATTAAAGCATTCGATATATTGTTGATCCAAGCTAATGCTGTCCTTAAAGAGGAATAATATATATCTTTTGGCTTCGCCATAATTAATAGCAACTGATTTAATTCTTCAAGGTCATTTACTATAACTAATAACTGATGAATAAATTGCTTCTGAAAAAGCTGATTAGAATCTAGATAACGAATATCTTCCTGAAATTTTTTCAATTTTTCTGGAGTGCTTTTACATAGATCAATAGCCCGGTTAATATTGGTTCCTGTAATCGGTTCAAAAAACTTCTTTTTAGATCCCATGTGTAATCCTCCTAAGCTATAAGGTAACGATTAATTCGAGGTATTTCTTTTTCTGTTTTATTAGTCAAATGCATCCAAAGTTCAACAAAGGCAGCGCCGTTGTCATATTTCATGACACTTCCACAGATCCATTCTCTGACTGAGGAAGCCCCTGATATTGGTAATACAAAGGCTATTTTCTCAAGTGTCCACCCCAGATTTTTCAAATCTACAATCATTCTGTTGAGGTCTGGAGCTAAATAGTTTAGCAATCTCTTATTAAAAAAAAGATTTTTAGGTGTGGAGAAGCAGCATAACTCAGCAAATATATTCATAGTTCAGCCCTATCAATTTATCTAATTAGGACTTGGATTAGGTCCACAAAAAATGGGTATATTTTCAATAAAACGCGCGCGTGCGCGAGGGAGACTGTGAAACACCTCTTTTACTCCACTAATTTCACTAAAACTGAATCTTTTTTTAGCTGGCAGCTTGTATATCATTTGCATAATTTTGAGCTTCCACATATCGCTCAGATTTGCGTTCTAAGCGTGAAATAATTTTTAATGTACCTTTAGTTGTTTTTCTAAAGAAAAGCTCACTGTGCTTAAACCAGTAAGAAATTTGACTATATCCATAATCAATCTTTGGGCTAGAAATCAAATCCATTCATAAATTGTGTTTTACCTGTACCTATCATCAAAATAATTCGCCGGCAAGAAATAGATCCAGATAGCTCTCAGAAAGTGATAGATTCTATGGTTAATTCATTGATAGGTTCTGCATCCCAAAAACGGGTATATTCAAAACCCCAATATTGGGAATATTACCGTTTTCGGAATGATCCCAATATTGGGTAGATTTAAATTTTATAAACTTAAGCCAATTCTAAAAACCTTCCCCTCTCTTTAATTTTTTGAACCATATTTTTCTATTTCTATAATCCTCAATTGTAACAAAACCATCAAAAGTGAAATTACCTTCAAAAATATCACTTTTAAAGTGCAAATGCTTATGCCATAAGGATTGTAGAGAAATTAGCCAGCTACGATTGATGCGTGGAATATCGTAAAAGAGAAAGATTGTTTTTTAAGTTTTTTTGTAACAGGAATCCGGTATTTTTAATCGATTTCAGTGACTGCTGTGGAATGTCGTAATTAAGAGTTCCAGTACATCAGAAAAAGAATTCAATCCAGGTTCCAAATCATAGCAAAGTGAAAAGAAGTCACTTTCAAAGTGATAAAAAGTGTAATTTCAAAATTATGATTAAGCCCAGTGCAAAATAAGAAAAGGAGGAATCGAGCACAGCAATACTCCAGATCAGGAGGCCGTGCAGTACTTACCCTCCAACAGCTATCAACTTCTCAATTAAGCCAGGTCAACAATCATGTTTAAACAGAAATATATCATCACTGTAGAAAGTGAGTTACCACCTAGAATATGTCTTGGAGATTCAATCTACGGCGCTACAGTTATTGCATTAGAAAAAAGAGCAATATCCAGATCTTGTAGATTTAGCCTGGTTAACAAAACGCTTCCCGCTTTCTAGACACACCCTCTTAGAAAAATTAGAGCTATTTAATTTAGGTGGAGAAGGTAAGAAATTATATGACACCAATGTTGTTATTCCTTTTCTTAAAACCGATTTTAAAAGTCGACGCGGACGACCAAGGAAGAATTAATGAAACATATAGATCCAAAGCTTAATACCTACACAATGCTATGCATGCGTTATGTATCACCAGTAGTTCACCTAGACACCATTGTCCAAGATTATTTCAAGCATATGGATGTCAAAACGGCGCGTAAGAAAGCTAACTTCCATGAATTGCCATTTCCAGCATTTAAAATCGAGCAATCTGCAAAAGCGCCGTGGATGGTCAGGCTTGAAGATTTTGCTATCTATTTAGATCAACAATACGCCCTGCATCGCCATGATTATGATGCTATGAGTAGGTAGTTGCTCGCATTTTTACAAACCAGAAATAAAATTTCGAATATTTTCAGAATATATAGCTAAATATGCCAAAATATAGTTGTTGGAAAAATCATCCATTAACGGTATAAATACCTCTACAAGATAATTTCATTGGGGTCTTGTATGTCATTCATAATTAAATTGATCTCAGAAAACTGCTCTCTCATTCTAGATGATGGGGATGACTGATAGTTTTCAGGTTATATAGAGATGTTTAAGAAACAATTTAGCAGTGAATTGAATGTAATGTTATGAACCGTTGGATTTGTAGATCTGGAATTTGCGAATTAATTCTAACCAGACTGTTAATACATTTTATTAGAAATCTTTATCTAAATTTATTGAGGTTATACTTTGAAATTAACACATTTTATTATTCATGAAATTGATAAGAAAAATGACAAGCAAGATCCTAGTGATTTGCAGCCAAAGCTTATTCTAGATTCAGACCAGGAATTCCCATTAGATAAATCTGCTTCTATTACATTTTCAACAGGTCTCAGAAAAAAATATACTAATTCAATTAGTGGTTATGGCTGTATAGATAAATCAGAGAATTCAATCTTTCAACTACAATTGCAAGAATATCGTGATGGTAAAATAGACTTTATTAAGCTATCAAAACTACTTGTTGAAAGGTTAATGACCTCATTGGCTGAAGGTCAACAGTTAAAGTGGGCTACAGGTGGTTTAATCGTTTTTTTAGAGTACTTAGAAGATGATAGAACCTATCTACTAATTTCTATGATCAAAGAAAAAAAAGCGATTACATTTGATAGAGCAAATCTTAATTTAGAAGAGTTTTTATCAATTGATTTGGATAAACTTCATGAAGGTGCCCGAATTGATCTAAAAAAATGGGAAGAAGATAAACAGCCTTATGTCTCATTTATTAAAAAGTCTAGTACTAATGTTTCTGATTATTTTAAAGACTCAATCAACTGCGTGAATTATACAGATTCAAAAGTTTATACCGATGCTGTATTTGAAGCCTTAAAAGAATACGCTCCAACTCAAAGCTGGAATACAGAAACAGTTAAAGAGAAAAAAGAAATATTAAAGCAACATCTTATTGATGCTGTTAATAAAAATACAAAAAATGGTGAGCCTGTTGTTTATTTAAAAGAAATATCAGTACTTCTGAACCAAGAAGAACCAGATAGTTTTTATAATTTTTTACGTGAAGAAAGTTTTGAAGTGAGTGATTCATTTCAGCCTGATAGAGGCACAGTTCGTCGCTGGATGAGAGTCACAGTGAAAACAGGCACTATCAATGTAACTTTTAATGTGGCAGACTTCGAGCAAGGAAACATTGTTCTTTCACCAGAAGGTAATTTCATTATTACCAATGTGAGCGAAAAGGCAAAAGAAGAGTTTAATAAAGCTATTAATCAGTAACTTATATGGTACTAAATGGGTCATGACTCAAACAATAAAAGTAGAAAGAAAGTTTGACTTCGTCATTAATTTATTGACGTCGTTAGACAATATTTGCTTTGAAATGGAGTCAAATTCAATCACTGGTTATCTCAGTAAAAGATCTGACCTATCTTTTGAAAACATTCAAGAGCAACTTGAGTCTTTTGGTTTAGATACTTCAGATAATGAGCGAAAGACTGGAAAAATAATAGTACCTTTGACTGGCACAAATATTTTTTATGATTTAGAGCATTATTTAAAAAAGGATAGTCGTAGACTTGACGCTAATCCAACAAAATCTTTTTATATTTATGATCACTCAGTAAAATATACACCAGGCACAACTTGTATTAATAAAGAATTAAATAATATTTTTTTAATTGCTGAGTTATTTTCAAATCTTAAATTGATTTCAGATTTGCATGGTGATGCTGGTAATAGATCTTTTATTATATTTGTTGGAAAGAAAAATTTAAAAATCTATTCAGACTATCATGCGGATGACTTAGCAAGAGATCTTAATCTTATTAAAAACTTCATTCGTGAGTATATACAAAATGATTTTCATCAAGAAGATAGACATTTAGCAGTTATAAATGGCCTGCACGAGTCGTATAAAGAAAATGAAATTTCATTATCAGTATTTCTAAAAGGTTTTGATACTCTTTATAGAATGGTTAAAAGTAACTTCCAGCTTTACATGGATAAGTTTTCTTTTAATGATTTTAAAAATAAGGTAGAAGAGGATCGTAGAGAGTATACCATTAAAATTAATAAAGTTTTTTCCGATATGCAGAACCAATTACTAACATTACCTATTGCTACTGTTTTGGCAGCAGGACAAATGGATAGTATAAACTCTGCAAGTGGCTTTATTAAAAATACTTTAATTATGATAGGCATAATTATTTTTTGCGTATTTGTTTTAATGCAAATTGCGAATCAAAAAATAACACTTAAAGCATTAGATGAAGAAATAAAATTAAGGAAGTTGGCAATGGAGGAAAAAGATGACTCCGATTATAAAACAGATTATTTAAAAGTATATTCAAGCTTAGATAGTCGAGTCATAAAGTTGGATGACAATCTTTCCTTAGTTAAGCAGATAACAATATCCGCTACTGCTTTAGTCCTTCTTGTATTTATTGCCAGATTCTTTATTTGAAAGCCAGTCCAAAAGTTACAGATACTATTCAATTTGAAGTAGCAGATCAGAAGATTGGCTTCTTCCTGGATAAATTAGACAATACTAAAAAATCGTTGGAAGAACGGAAGTAAATTATCTGCAAAGACTATCCCGATGTGTATGCAAAAGAATATGTTCCTGCTCTTCTGAAGCGTTCACCACAATACACTCGAAGATTTGGAGAGCGATCTTAAAAAGGTATTAGACTTTTATAAAGTGAGGGACGACATAAAATGTTAGCAGGCTTACACCTGCCAATATCAGTTCAATTTCCCTTTGACAGAGTAGTCAGTTCTTCCAGGGTTACTAGCTTATAACCGCCTTCGAAATCATTCTGTGCTGGCAACGAATCATCTTTAAACCCCATCCAAGATTCAAGTGTACGGTCATCAGGATGAGTGTAGATCGCCGTAGCACCGTTGCGGTCTATGAACTTCTGGCTACCTTCAATTTCCATTTCAAAGCCATTCCACTCATAGCCAAGTTTAAATAGAAGCTCTTGGGCCTGGTCAAAAATTTCATTAGATGGAGTCTCAATACATAATCTAATCATTTAAGTCTACTCTTCAAAGTTCGCCCAAACTGGTTGAATAAAATACTGTTTATCGGACTCAAAGAGCAAACATATAAGTATTCTATGCTTGGTGATCTCCTCAGCCACTTCTACGGCGCTTTCTATAGACTGGAAGACTTTAGCCAGATCCGGGATTTTTGCATAAGCAGTGTTTACCATGGCTTCTGTTTCCTCAAATACGCTTAAAAATTCATCTGTATCCGGCAAATGAATCACATATCCTTTAAACTCACTACCCTCAGGAAGATTAAGATGTTTCTTTGCTTCCTCAATTGTAATTCTCTCACCTTCTAACTTACGTTCTTGTGCCTGCTTGATGCGCACTTCACGTGAGCCTCTTTGTTTTGCCTGGCCCATTAATATCCCCTTCTACTATTCTGAAATGATTTTACAGTCTTTGGTACTGTCCAATTTTAAAATGTTATAAAGCGCTGTATTGTCTTGAGGCAGTTTAAATTTTACATCCACATTTTTATCGCCAGTGGTTATGTATCTAACAGTTAGAGTATCCGAATTAATCATATTACCTACGATCCCGCATTGAGGGCTTGATTGACCGTGGAAAGCAACTGTTTCAACCTTATTCGTCAAACCACCAATACTTGAAGAGGGAGTTAGATTAAAAACTCTCCCTTGAGTGGCTTTGTAAACAATCTGTTTGCGTGCTTCAATCTGGTCTAGGCTATTAGTTGAAAACTCAAATACAGCTCGTTCTGTAGGTGCCACTTTTAATGCAGGTATACCAATTTTTTTCTTATAAACTTTTAACTTACTGTCACCAGATTCACTACTGATTTCCACAGCTGGAACTTCACCATCAATATCCTTCACAGATGACTCTTTCCACTCTTGAGCAAACGTTAATGATGGAACCAACAAAGACCCAATAACAATAAATTTATTCAT